GCATGGTTTGCCCGCCATGAAGTCGATAAGCAAGGCGAAGGTTTCACGCCAGACGAGGATGGCTATCCGTCGAATGGTCGAGTTGCGTGGTCAGCATGGGGCGGAGACCCTGGACAGGTGTGGTCTACTAACAAGGCAGATAGAATTAAAGAAATCCGCGAACGTACTATGTCCGACGATTTGCAATTAAGGGCAGAGCCTGACGAACTCAGCGTCGGAGACTTTGTGCGTTGGGACAGTGCCGGCGGCGCAGCCGAAGGGCAAATTGATCGCATTGAGCGTGACGGCACCATCAATGTTCCTGATTCAGATTTTGAGATCAACGGTGATGAGGATGATCCTGCAGCGCTAATCACGGTGTTTCGTGAAACAGATGAAGGCAATGAGCCAACAGATGTTCAGGTTGGCCACCGCTTTTCGGCTCTGACAAAGATTGAATCTTTGCGGTCCGCCCCTGCGCTTTACAAGCGAGCAGGCGAAACAAAGTTTGAAGAGCAGGAAGACCGGGTGCTGGAATTTAGCTTCAGCTCTGAATACCCAGTTGAGCGAGCTTTTGGCTTAGAGGTTTTAAGCCATGAAGACGGCGCAGCAGATCTTGAGCGTTTAAACGATGGCGCACCGCTGCTGTTTAATCACGACATGAACCGGCCAATTGGTGTTGTAGAGCGTGCCTACCTAGATAAGGACAAAAAGAAAGGTTTTAGCCGAGTCCGATTTAGTCGAAACGCTTTTGCGCAAGAAATTTTGACAGATGTCAAAGACGGCGTGATGAGAAATATCAGCGTCGGATACAGGATTAAGGAGATGGAAGAACGCAATAATGAGTTTGTAGCGACGAATTGGGAACCATATGAAGTTTCTATCGTGAGCGTGCCTGCTGATCCAAAAATCGGGGTTGGAAGATCTTTGCTCCCCACTACTACAATCGAAGCAGAAGAAGCCATTACGGCGGATTCTGCGGCTCGCGTCGCACCACAAAGTCCACCTGATTTTGACGATCCAATGTCTACAGCACCCGATTTGAATGTGGTGCGCGATGAGGCTTCAAAAAAAGCAGCCTCAGCAGAGCGCAACCGCATCCGCAACATTCAAGAGTTGTGCTCAAAGCACGAGCTTGGCAGCATCGCTGATCAGTTGATTGAAAACGGCGCATCAATTGATGCAGCTCGTGAGGCTGTGCTTGAAAAGATTGGCGCCAAGCCAATTGAAACCGTTTCTCCGGTAGATCTTGATCAGGGCACGCAGTCCCGCTACCAGATCATGGATGGCGTTCGCGCCCTGATTACTGGTGACTGGTCTTCTCACGGCGCTGGCCTCGTTCGCGAACTGAGCCAGGAAGTTGCTCGCAGCTCTGGCCTCACTGCCACCAGCGAAAGGACTTTCTTTGTTCCTTTCTCTGCACTGAGCCAACGCGCTACTTATGTAACTTCAGGCGCTACCACTGGCGGCAACATTGTTGCTACCGATCTGCTTGCTGATGACTTCATCGAGGCCCTGCGGAACGCTTCCCCAGTTGTTGGCCTTGGCGTCCGCACCCTGACCGGCTTGGTTGGTGATGTTGCAATTCCTCGCCGTTCCGGTGTTGCTTCTACCAGCTACCTCTCATCTGAGACAACTGCAATTACGCAGGCTGAGTCGACTTTTGATCAGGTGACAATGTCACCTAAGAACCTTGCGGCACTGTCTAAGTACAGCCGCCAGACACTGTTGCAAGCCACTCCAGGCATTGAAGAGCTGATCCGACGTGATCTCACCGATGGCATCAACACTGCCATTGACGCTGCAATCCTGAACGGCTCCGGTTCATCCGGTCAGCCCACCGGGATCCGCAACGTTAGCGGTATCGGCTCTGTGGCTATGGGCACTAACGGCGGTGCAATCACCATGGAGAAAATTGTTGATCTAGAGACTGCAGTTCTCGAAGACAACGCAGGTGGCCCAAACATGGCCTACGTCACTAATGCCAAGGTGATGGGCGGTTTGAAAAAGCTTCGCGCTGGTGGTTCTTCCGCCACTGACGGCGCTTTCCTTTACAACACCGATTTGCAGGCTGTTGGCCGGGGTCCTACGCCTCTAACCCTGAACGGCTACCCGATCGCCGTTACTAACGCTGTTCCTTCCAACCTTACAAAAGGTTCTGCATCTAGCGTTTGCTCTGCTCTAGTTGCTGGTGACTTCAGCCAAGCAATGCTGGGCTTCTACGGCAACGGCCTAGAAATCACTGTGGGCACTGACTCCGATGATTTCAGCAAGGCTCTGACTTCTGTTCGGGGCATCGTCTCATTCGACGTTGCGGTCAGACAGGCCACTGCGTTTGCTTCCATTGAAGACATCACCACCGCTTGATAACGGGGAGGGGGCCGGCAACGGCCCCTTTTTTCTTATGAAAATTACCTGCACTAGAAACGTCATGGCATCTGGCAAAGCCCTAGAGGCTGGCCAGTCTTATGACGTATCCGATGCTGACGCCGCACTACTTGTGCGCATGGGCAAAGCTGTTGAAGGCGAGGCAACTGCCAAGCCCAAGGCAAAGGCAAAACGTTCAAGTAAGGCAAAAGACGATGGCGCTTGCAAACTTCCTGGCTGATGATCTTGCCATTGCGCTAGATGATCCTTTTGCTGTATCTGCAACAGCAGGATCCACAACCGCCAACGTTTTGCTTGACATGCCAGGCGAGGTCATTGCCGGCGGCATGGTTTTAAGCACTGATTACACAGTCACTGCCAAACACTCAGACTTTGGCACGCTTGTAAGCGGTGACTCAATTACTGTTGATTCGATTGCCTACACAGTCAGAGAAAACCGACAGGTTGGCGACGGGCTGATGGTTGAAATTGCATTACAAAAAACATGACAACCAAGCGCGAGTCAATCCTGGCTGACATTGCCTCTACGCTTGCTGGCACTGTGCAGGTCGGGTCGCGTATCTATCGCAGTCGTGTTGTGCCCCTTGCTCGTGGTGAATCACCGGCAATCGTTATTGAACCTACTGGGGATACGCCTCAATACAGCCTGCGGCTAGATCGTTTGGATTGGAGTTTAGCCGTTCGTATTTCAATCATTGTTAGGGGCGCTGTGCCTGATCAAACAGCAGACCCAATCGTTGAAGATGTCCACAGCAAAATCATGACTGATCTAACTGCCGGTGGCTTTGCGCTTGATGTTGAACCTGGACCAGTCAGTTTTGAGCAGATCGACGCTGATCAGCCCGCTGGTGTTATTGGGATGAATTTTGTCGTCAAGTATCGCAGCCTTTTGACAGATCTCAGCACTGGATGACCTTGCTAAGATTGACCTAGAAAATATGCGGGCTAGTCATGCCACTGCTTTCCAGAAAGGGGCTTGTCTTAGCCAAGCTTGAATCTTCTTACGGAACGGATCCAACTCCGACCTCAGGCAATGACGCCATTTTGGTGCGCAATGTCGAAGTGACGCCCCTTGAGGTTGAGACAGTTGACCGTGAACTGATTCGCCCTTTCTTAGGTAAGGCTGATCAACTGTTGTCTCAGCAAAGGGTGTTAGTAAATTTTGAAGTTGAATTGGCTGGTTCAGGTAGTGCCGGCACGGCCCCAGCTTATGGCCCATTGCTGCAGGCTTGCCGATGCACTGAAACTGTTGTCAGTTCAACATCAGTAACTTATGCGCCAAACAGCGACGCAACGCCAAAGTCAGCCACCGTTTATTTTAACAATGATGGAGTTCTGCACAAGGCAACCGGCTGTCGTGGCACTTTTACGTTGAATTGTGAGGTTGGGCAAATTCCGTTTATTGCTTTTGAAATGACTGGTGTTTTCAACGCGCCATCTGATACAGCAATCAGTGCTCCTACATACGCTGATCAGGCGGACCCGCTTGTTTTCAAAAATGGCAACACCTCAAGCTTCCAGGTCTTTAGCTATAGCGGTTCAGTTCAATCCCTAAGTTTTGAGCTTGCCAATGAGGTTATCTTCAGGGAGCTAGTTGGCGGCACAAAGTCAGTTGATGTTGTTGACCGTGCGCCATCAGGCGAATGTGTGATTGAAGCCACAACCATTGCACAGAAAGACTTTTTCAGCGCAGCGATTGGCACTGCCACGGGTAATCTAACTTTTCAACATGGAAGTTCCGCTGGCAACATTGCCACATTCACTGCTGGACAGATCGACCTTGGCGGTCCTTCGTATAGTGACGCTGATGGAATCCAGATGCTAAGTTTGCCATACATTGCCACGCCAACATCGGCAGGCAATAATGAATTTAGTTTGGTTTACACCTAATGGCGCTCGTTCTCAAAGACTCTGATTCTTACAGTTGGCCAATTGTCTACCGGCTGCCTGTATCTGGAGGCCGGAGAGAAAAGCAAGAGTTTGAGGCAGAGTTTAAGCGTCTGCCTCAATCCCGTATTACTGAGATTCAAGAACTTGTGCAGCAACGCATTGATGGTGCGGAAGTTGAAATTTCAGACGTGAGCATTGCTAATGAGGTCGTTGTTGGTTGGGAGGGTATTGTTGATGGCGATGGCGAGCCTGTGTCATTTACCCGGAGCACAAAGGAGCAGTTGCTTGAGCTTCCAATGATGGCGGGCGCATTAATTGAGGCTTATTTTAATTCGTTGGTGGAGGAAAAGCGGGGAAATTGATAGGCGCTGCCACCTATTGGGCGAGTGGCGCAGAAATCGATAACACAGCAGAAGACGCGAAAGTTTTTGGAATGGAACCGCCAAAGAGCAAGGGCTCTAAGGATTTTGCGGTGATTCCTTCCGCATGGCCCGCTGTCGTCATGTTTTTGCGTGCGCAGACGCAATGGCGTATCAGCACTGGCAGTGTCATTGGACTGGATTACAACGCGCTTAAATGGTTGTTTGATTTATATGAAGTAGAAGACCCTGTGACTTTGTTCGATGACCTGCAGATCATTGAGGCTACAGTGGTAAAGATTCTTAGTGAGCGCGAGAAGTAGCTATGGCTATGGACATGACCACCGCGCTGACCATAAAAGCCAATGTTGTTGGGCAGTCTCAAATTACTGGGTTGCAAACAGGTCTAGGCAAAGTCACAAAGCAGACAAATAAAGCTGCTGGCGCAATGGGCCGATTTAAGACTGCAGCCGGGGGAGCTTTGGGCGCAATGCGTGGCCTTTTGCCAGTTATTGGGGCTGCCGGAGTTGCAGCTTTTGCAAAACGAAATTTAGATGCAGCTGATGCAATGTCAAAGCTGTCGCAGCGCACTGGGGTTGCGGCTCCAATGCTTGACAAATTCCGCAAAGTAGCAGAATTAAGTGATACAAGCTTGCAAAGTCTTGAAAAGGCTTTTCCTGCGCTAGCTCGTGGCATTGATGATGCAGTGATTAAAGGTACAGGCCCAGCGGCTGAAGCGTTTGCAAGGTTAGGCGTGACTTTGACAGATGCAAACGGCAAGGTTCGCGAAACTGATCAGGTCATGCTTGATTTGGCAGACAAATTCAAAGCAATGCCTGACGGGACAGAAAAAGCCGCTTTAGCTTCTCAAATCTTTGGGCAACGTCTTGGCTCTGAGCTTATCCCCATGCTTAATAGTGGCGGTGATGCGGTTCGCAATATGGGAACAGCTTTGACCCAAGACTTTGCAGATAAGGCGGCTGCTTTTAATGATCGCTTAGAAGACATGCAAGAAAAACTAGGAAATTTAGCAATTAAATTAACAGAAGCATTGCTTCCAGTAATTGAAAGCCTATTGCCAGCTATTGAGGGTTTAATAAATAAGTTTGTAGGCCTCCCTGAGCCAGTGCAGGCGGCAATTCTTGCTATAGGTGGGATTGCCGCTGTCGCGCTAGTGTTTGCGCCCTTAATAACTGCAATCACTGCAATTGGCCCATTGCTTGCGGGCATTGGCCCAGCAATAGGGACCCTCATAGGAGTGCTTGGCGGTCTTGCGCCTGTCATTGCAGGTATTTTCACGGGGCCTGTTGGCTGGGCTGCTTTGTTAGTTGGTGCGGGTGTTGCATTATTCACTTTTAGAGATCAAATTACTGAATTTTTAGGAGGTCTTATAGAGCCGTTTGTAGTTGCTTTTGCTGAGCTTGGGGAAGTAATCAAACAACCTTTTACAGATGCAATGGAATTTATAACTACGACTTTTGTTGAGCCATTGCAAGAAAAATTCACTGTTTTCACTGAAGCTACCGTTGAAGCGTTCGCCGCAATTTCTGGCTCTGTGCAAACTGCGTTTGAAGAGGCTGCAGGTTTTGTTTTTGATACATTTATCGACCCAGTTGCAGATGCTTTCAAAAGTTTAGCGTCAAAAATTGGCGACGCCTTTAATAGCGTTGTTGGTGCAATACAAGGCGTAATGAATAAAGTTGTTGGAGCAGTCAAGGGCGGAATGGAGCAAGCTTTCGGCATTGTTAAAAATATCGTCGGAGGCATCATGGACGCTGTTAGCAGGGCTATTCAGGCAATTGCAAGTATTGGCAGCGGTGGCGGCGGCGGTGGTGGTGGCGGTAACAACGGTGGCCCTAGCGGCGAAAACATGGTTACGGCTGCAAAAGGCGCTTACTGGTCTGGCGGTTTTACGCCGTTTGCTAAAGGTGGAGTTGTTACCGGGCCAACTCTTGGCTTAGTCGGGGAAGCAGGCCCTGAGTACATAGTCCCAGCACGCAAGGCTGTAGGCTTTGCAAGCAATATTCTTTCTGGAGTGCGCGGCCCTGGCGCAATTCCACGCTTTGCAGAAGGTGGGTTTGTTGCCCCGTCAAATGCAAACGTTAATATTCAAACAGGCCCGGTCACACAAATGAATGGACAAGATTTTGTGACAAAATCAGATATGACAAGCGCTGTTCGATCTGGCGTTCAGCAAACCTTAGATCTTTTAAGGCGTGATGGCACTTTGCGTGCAGGGTTGGCGCTTTAATG